TGGGCTGTTAACTTCTATAACGTCCCCTACTGCACCAAGCGCCTCAACCCCTGTAATTGAAGTTACTGCATCCGCTATTACCGTACCCAACAATCCCGAGGCTTCTACCCCGGTAAGTGTTGAATCAAAACTGATCGTAACACCGCCTACCGCGCCCGATGAAGAGACGCCGGTAATGGCAACGACTACCGTCTGCCCCGCAAGTGAGGCAAACGGCGCTTCAGCAAAAGCGGCTATTCCGAACATGGCTACCCTAGCGAGTTACCCCGCTAGTCCTATTAGGTTGTAGCCAAACGGATCAAAGCATTTGTAGTATTGTTTGTTGGCATCGTCAACGTAAACGTACCCGCAGTAATAGTCTGCGAACCGAACGTATGGATACTCACAGCAGGGTATGCGCCGCCAGTACCTTGCGTAAAGTTATAGACCATCACAGCATCAAACGCAGTAGCCAAAGTTACTGTTGTGTACGTAATGCTTGCCGAGGGAGTCCAGAAAGCCACGCCCGCAGTCACAGAGCTATTTGTTGCTGTTGGCGGAGTTGCGTTAGTAATAGCCACACCACCTGCGGTATAGCCTGTACCAGACACTTCGCCCACCATAGTAGTTGCGCCCACCGTGCCAGTGTAATCCGCAGAAGACGCATTAAATGTGCCGCTTGCTAATAGCAGTGCGCCGTAATAAACATCTGCGCCAGTACCAGCACGAACTACGCCTACGCCAAAATTGTGTGTACCCGTCATGAGCTTACCCATGAACGAAGTTGACATTGCCTGTGTATTTGCCATGATATTTCCTTATGCGAAAGAGGCTGCTTCAGCGGCAAACGTCACCGCTTTTTTTAATTGAACATGGGCAGAACGATGTACCAGTTCGCCATCTAACCAATACTCTACCCACGTAGTGTATTCATTATCGTTATCGACATTACCCTCGCGCTTCTCCAGCAAGGATTCGTCCATTTCACCTTTAGTCGTCGTAATCAATTTGAACTCCTGATAATGGCAGATGTGGCTGTGTTGGTAGGTGGCGTAACTATAAAATCAGCAGATGTTTTGTCAGACCCAAAATCTAGTACCGCAATCGACTTATTGCCTTTTGACGCATTGTAAATTAACGCGCCCCGCGCTGTAACAGAAGCATTGAAATCAACGGCATTGAAGCTAACATACGCAGTATACCCAGATGAGTTAATTGTTACACCAGTTAATAAGACCCCACCGGCAATATAGCCCCCACTAGTAACCTCACCACTTGTTGTGTAAATCAAAGTATCTTGGTTAAGATCTGCGGTTGCAACATACAGCGCCATATAAAGATTGTCAGTAAGAAGGTTATGCGTTGCTTCGTACAGTTGCTTCTTAAAGCTAGTAGTTTGAGTTTGATTAATTGCCATATCAAGTCACCGCCTGTCTGTACTGACCTGAACGATAAGCGTCTTGACGCTCCATACCATCCCCCAGACGTTTAGCCAGTGCCAAAGCCTCTTTGTACTTACCGTCATACAACGCAAGTAAGTCAGTCTCGCCCTTCATAAACGTATAGGCTTCAACCAACGATCCGTATAACAGTACAGAATCAAAGTTGTCACCCAACCATGACGTGTTAGCAGTTGTGATTGACTCAGGGTAGTAATAGAAATGTAGCTCTGCTGTGTATGCACTATTTGGCGTTGGGCCAAGAATAAACGTCAACTCATTAGTAATCGCACTTCCCACAATAGCTGGACCAAATAACGCATAGTACGCAGGTAACCCTGTATCAGCAGGAGTAGGGTAAGACTCACGGATAAAGTTAACGTCCTTGTTCAACAAGAAAGTGTATGTTTCCGTAGCCAATCCGTAATTCTCAATAATTGCCAGCGAGTACACAGCCAGAAAATCATCAGGCGCTTTTAGATACTTATTACCCGACTGTAAATTACCCGTCATGTTCTTACGAATGGACGGAAACTGAACCGAGTTGTAAATGCGTTGCTCCGCCTGCTGAATAAACCGATTGATTTGTTCAGTAGTTGTTTCGGTACCGCCGCCAGACAGCGCTATATCCGGGAACTCGTTCTCGGTGTATGACTGAATTGACGCAACAAGTTCAGTGTAATTCATGGTTATGCCATTGGTCCACGAGCAATCGTGCCTTTAGTAGCACAGCCATTACCACGGGTTTTGATGCCAGTTGTCTTGACATCATCACGCCCCGGATCGCCCGCGCTTACACGCTGAACACTCGCACGGGGGCCAAGCTGACGCGCATTTAACATGTTTGGGTCAGTAGGTTTCTTCATCTTCATAGGACCTCCGCTCATTGAATGGGGCTTAGCATACACAGCGGCTTGGCCTACTTCTTTGCCTTTAAGCTTTTGTGAAAACTTAGCCATACTAGCCGCCTTTTTTGTACGTAAAGGAAGACTTCTTCTGGTTAGCAACTTTAGCCAAACCACGACCTAACTGTTTCATCTGAAGATTAGTCTTACCGCCTTTAGCCATCTTAGTCATAGGCTTGCCGGGGTGCATTGCTGCTTCATGCTTGTGAACTGCTTTTTTTGCGTCCATTTTAAGCTCCTCTAGGATACCGTTACTGTACCAACACTTGTTGTTGCTACTAAATAATTTGGCGTTAGGGCGGCGTCAAAACTACTTGCTCCACCAACGGGTGCCCAACCCCACTGAAATATCCGACTACCACCACTAGGATCACCAAAATCAGTATTCGTTGTAAGCTGCAAACCCGTGTAGCCCGCTTGCCGGTAGCTATTATCCCGTCTTGGCTCACGTACTGCTTGTGGATCATCTACCGGATACATACCTAACTGCAACTGCGGCTGGTCTGGTTCCCAGCACGTTGGGCATACGATAATACTAACCTGCTTAGTCTTAATCGTCAGCTTCTTTAGTTCTTTCAGCTTGTAACGAAACCCGCACCGATCACACTCGGCGATTGCATTCTTGCCTGACGAGAACCTATTGCCCATGATTACGTAATAAACATCTGACGTGGTACTAAACGATCCGCAGCCTTCTCGCGGTCTTCACCTGCGGCCAACTCCCATGCCTCGTCGTACATTACTTTAAGCCCTTGGATGCGCGTAGGATCAGCATTAGGTAGTTTCAGCGCCAACATGTAAGAAAGCCCCGTTACCAAACAATTCTGGAAACGGAATGGAATATCAATCACATTAATACCATTACCGGCGTCGTTAATACGCTTCATGCGCCAGTAGTAAAAAATATAGTACGGCTGCAATGAGGTACCTTGATCTGGTGCAGGCCATACATTAATCTGCGGACTTTTAGCCACTGCGGCTTCAGAGCCTACTTTCTGCCCACTCTGGCGGTTAATCCACACCTGAATCGGACGGCCTTGCGCTAATTTGTTCGGGATCGTTGAGTAGGTAGATACACTGATTCGAGTGATGTTGAGGTCAGTTTGGTTAGCACCTTGTCCGGAATCAGTACGAATAACGTGCTCCACCAAATCCACGGTATCGCTAGGTAGATCATAGGTTGTTACTCCTTGTACCATGTTGATAGAACCCTGCTCAATCGTCCACAGGTTAATACCTCGGTTAGCCCACTCACCTAGCAAGAAATTCAAGCTACGACGCGCCGTACGGAAGTCGTAACCCGTACGCAATTCCTGTCCGCAACGCTCAAACGCCTCTTCGAATATATCGTTGAGGGTCGGGTTAAACGCAGTCGTAGCTGTTGAATATGCCATTATCTAAACCCTGCTGTTTTCTTCGCAATGCCTTTAGGCTGTGCTACAAACTGCTTTCCTGCTGCTTTCCCTGCCCGCTTGGCCTTCGTTGTGGCGGCATATTCTGACGGGGTGAGTGACTTGATAGCCGCTTCTGGCAGGTATCGTTCGCCTGTCTTTGACGACGGCTTGCCGCTCTTTGTCCGCCATTTCTGGTCACCCCATGACTTCAGGCTTTGCTGTGGGGCTTTCAATCTCGGTAACCCCCACCCGCCGCTTTATACTTCTTAGCAACGAGTTGCGCTTTACGGGCTGACCACTGACCCGCACCTGTGCCATGCGTTGCTGCGGACTTCACCTGTGACACAATCTTCTTGCGAAGACTAGGCTTAGTGTAGTTACCAGCGGCATTAACCTTGCCACCTTCCGCGTACTGCGTAAAGTCAGTGTCGTCCCGACGGGCTGTTTTCTTACCCGTCGGCATCTTGGAAGGGTTAATGTCACCCATACCGCGAGAGGCTCTCATCTCAGCACATGCCGCCGCTTTTCTTCATAACAATTTGCTTGCCTTTGGTCTTACCCTTGGAAGCAATACCATCTTTGCTCGGGGCTGCGGTACGTACAGAACCCATCTTGGAAGCAATTACGCCGCCTTTTTTGAATTTCATTTCTTTCATTTCGCCTTCTTCATGTTTAATCATGGATTTAGGCGCGCCCTTTTTCTTCATGAACGCTACTTCTTTACCAACCATCTTTTTGGATTCAGCC